TATTACCTTACGCCGACCACCGAGAAGCGACGTCGATGACCGTGCTTTATTAATTTCAATTGATTGCTTCTGCCCGTAGTAAAAAGTTAAAGCACGTACATTCTCACGGCCGTACTTCTCTACACAAAGCCTCATAGCCACAGTACTATCTAGACCTCCGGAGAGGACGACTACAGCCCCTCCGGTATCAGGTAGACTAGCTAGTGCAGACTTTAGATCAGACATTATAGCTTTTCCTTATACCTCTGAAGATACCAGATGGCCTTGTCGATATCTTCTTTAACATTATCGTGCTTCTTACCAGCACGCAAGATATACTTTACGCTATTTCCTAAATGAAAGCCAAGATTATAATGCTCAATTACGTTAATAGCTTCGTACACTCCAGGATTATAATGCTGGGGGTGGTCTACGGTTTCTTTCTTGACTACTACTGTTGTCATTTCATCGTCAATCCTATCCCTATAGGGGTATGGATCATACTCAGGAATGCTTCCGACGTTTAAGACTAAAGGTTGTTCTTTGCCGCATTCACAGAAGCTATAGAGGCCGCATGCGCAGCCTCCTCTTTGATCATACATTGTCATTACTGCCTCATCGTCTTCTTCATAAGACCGGTTTCGTTAACGATACGATTAAACACGTCTTCGCTACTAGCACGCATAGGATTAATATCAATACCACCACGGCGAGTATAAAGACAAGCTACGAATAGCTCTTCAGGACTAATCTTATCCATAATACGCTTGTAGATCATCTCACAAATCTCTTCATGAAAGTGATTTTCCTTACGAAGTGAGACGATATACTTTAGAAGACTTTCAGGGGAGATAGTCTCGCGACCCTTGATATGAATATAAACATCACCCCAATCAGGCTGATTGGTAACGCGACAGTTAGAGCGTAGCGAGCTCGTATGATAACGATACGCACGAGAACTTAGATTATCATCAACGATAAGGGTATCGGGATCTTCGTTGAAAATATCAAACTGAATCTTAGATACATCGACGATATCTTCAATCGTCAAGAACTGAACCTTGAATGGTTCGGTAGTGTTACTATTCTGACGATTAGGGTAGAATCTAGCACGAACAGGGCTGAACATGAGTTCATCTGACCCGAGGTCTACGTTTACGCGATAAAGAGCATTATGCAGGTCTTGACATATAGTTTCTTCAAAAACCCAGAACGAATTAAATTCATCCGAGGTTGTATCGATCTTCATCATATTATACGAGTTGAGATACAACTTGAGCGACTTTGACTCAACAATATTAGGAGTATCAGATGGGCATTCAATAACCATAACACCGTTAATAGGATATCCATTATCAGCTAGGAACGATACTTCGTAACAGTTCCATACATCATGACCCAGGAAATTATCATCAGTAATGCCATATGCAGTTCGATTTAGATGGCGAGGAATAGGTACAAGTAGAGAAGGATCACGACTATCAGGTGTGATATAAGGCTTAACTACTGAGCCATCCCCTGCCTTTCCCAAATGGACAGAAGCCAGAGCCTCTATCTCAGACTTAATATTATCGGTCATTTACTACCCTTTCATAAACTGTTAAGACTTGATTTACTCTATTTACCACACTACCCTTAAGGTAATGCAGGTTATCCTTATATAACCTAAGTTCTGCAATAGTATCTACAAATTCTTTATGGATATCATTGCGAAAATTCTCATCTATACTACGAACACCATCTGATACAAGATCAAACTCAGGTTCGATAAAGAAGACTAGATCGTACTGATTCCAAAGCTTCAAAAATAATGTATGTATGATACTAAACGTCTCGTCGGTGATTCTACCCTTCTTCCAAAGGTAGCGAGAGTATACTAAACAGTCTAGTGCTGTCCTATCTGTAATCATATTCTCATGTAGCATAATATTTTCAATATGCTTAAGCATAATAACGCGTTGAGTATTGTCACTACCTACTTCATTAATCGAAAGACCTAAAGCTCTTACCTGTCGAGTTACTTCATCGCAGATAGCAAAGTCTCTGAAGAGAGACTCAGATCGAAGAGCGTTAAGCAGGGTAGTCTTACCTACAGAATGAGTACCGGTCAATCCAATTTTCATATACCACCCCTCGTATGTCTTAGATCCCATAATACGTCTGTCATAAAATCAGTCCAGAGTCTAACACCAACATCCCGTAAATAATTGCATAGAGCATCTTCTGTTGTATCTGGTGTCATATCTACCCTGGCAAAGCGGTAGATATCACCACCGTCTAGTTCTTCCGTTGCTCTATGGATAACATAACCAGTAGATGGCAGCTTAAGCTCGATTGCTTTCTTCTGAGGATCTTTACCCTTTAACTCTGGATACTTAATAATATCACCAGGATGACCGTTGAATACAGTATGTTTGCTGCATACAGCGGAAGGTAGAATACGAAGATAACCATGCATTGTAATTAGAAGACGTTCATTGCGATTTTCAAGCATCGAATGAACGTCTTGGCTCTTCATAATAGCTACACGGGGCAATAAATGTACTGAATCGCTCCACGTCTCTGTATTAAAGTTAGTAGTAATAGTAATATCAGGGCAGGTACCGAGGCTGCTAGTTAGCCTAGCAAGCTCAGAACCAGACTGGGAAAATAGCGCTACCCACTTCATTGATTACAGAAGCTTCTAAACATCATAATATTATAACGAATAATCTGCCACTGCTCGTCAGAAACTTCATTATCAATTAAGGTGAATAGCTTTACTGCTGGCTTGGAATCAAGGCCAACAATACTATACTTAATATTCAGTAGACCATTTACAATGGGACTACTAGTATCTACTGATTCAATCCAATTTAGATTACGATAGAAGTACATCTCCTGAGGTAGCGAACACCCCAGAAGGTGATGCGGCTTGTCTCGATTAACAATACCGCTCTCTTCTAGATGTGCGATAAACTTAGAACGTCCCTTGAGATACGCCGCTTCCTTGGTTACATAGTTAGATGAATAATCAACATTATCAAGATAGCAAGTGGAGTCAAAAGAGATCCCCACCTTACCAACACGGTCATCATATGCAATCTTACGGTAAGTATCGATAAGTTCTTCATATGCACTCCCCTGTACTACAGCCATAGGCTTGGTATGCGCTGGTGTTTCGTACTTGTCAAACCAGTCGTTTAGTCGCTCAACAGTCTTCTTACCATCATTTAGTACGTCCGGAACGATAAAGTATTCAGGTCGTATTTCGTTAATCCAGATGTTATAACGTTCGCTATCGTAAGCTTCACCCAACTCAAAGATCGAGTTATCAAGCATAATATGATTTCCGTAGCTCGCAGACTCCAGAAATAGATTACGATAGGTTTCGTTTTCATCCATTAGATGTACGAGGCAATAATCACCATCTGTCATCTCCTGCACCTGACCAAAGATAGCGTTCGGCGCTTCGTGGAAAATTAGCTTATTCATGCTGCATCCTTTTTATCATAGCCAAGAAGAGCCTTTGACTTAGCACTATATTCGCGGAAATTCTTCAAAAGCTCAAGATAATTCTTTCGGTCAATCTTAAAAACTTCAGTTACCCCACTAATCTTTTCTTCTAACCAAAAGTTCTTGGGGTACGTCTTAAGAAGAATATATTCTACAAGCTTAGCCATACGTACATCATTGCAGTAGATAGTACTTAGAATACGAATATCCCAGCTATCATACATTGCACCCTTGGTCTTAAATCGATCCATAGCATCTTTATAAGTCGTATAACCGATCTTATAGAATGTATCTTTGTTTTTCTTACTCTTGAACTCAGCCAGGTATACCTTACACGTACCGTTCACATACTGTAGCATAATAAGATTACTCCTTATACTGCATTTGAAGTTGAACTTGATCGAAGAACTCTTTCTTCACATCTGCTTCTTTGAACGCGCCGTAGAGTACGCTTGTCTGTGTTAGTGAGTTAAACGCATTAACTCCACGGTAAGTACAGCATCCGTGCTTGGCTCCGACATAAACTGCCACATCACCAGATTCAGTAGCATCCATAATATGCTTGGCAATCTGTACAGTTAGCTCTTCTTGAAGCTGTCCGCGACGTGCATACCATTGCGCGATACGAATATACTTTGAAAGTCCAATAACCTTCTTACCGGGAATGATACCGATAAAACATAGCCCCCATACTGGTTGATGGTGATGAGAACACATAGACTTGATCTCAGCACGTACAACGAGCATGCCATCATAAACATTTATACCATCATTAGGAAATGCAGTACAATCAGGAGCTCTTTCGTAACGACCACTCATCAACTCTTGAATATACATCTTAGCTAAACGCTTGGCTGTACCTTTAGAGTTAGGGTCGTTTTCAGTATCAATAATAAGAGAGTCAAGAACCCCCTCAAACTTTTCAGTTAGTTCAAGAATAAGTCCTTGCTCTTCTTCTGGTTGAATATATTCAGATACGTTATCGCAAGCAAAGAAACGCGCACCTGCATTCTTAATACGACTCTTGATTGTATTAGATACAGACATTATGTACCCCACGCGTTCTTGAATAAAGGAACTTGAATTCGAGGAGAGAATCTAAAGCCATTGTCTCGGCAGAAATCCGCTACATTTCGCTCGTTCATTTCGTATACGGAATTTACACCACCTACAGGCATTAGATATACTGGAATATCAATACCGGCATTCTTAAACTCTTCTACAGCACGATACACATCTGTAATATCTTCCTTCGTAGATACTACAAACTTAAAGTAGCTACGGTGATTAGGTACCTTGATACAATCCCGAACAATATCAGGGCGAATAGCATCTTCCCACTTTTCACCCGAAGCAGGTAGCTTAACCGATAGAGAGAAAGTTACGTCTAGACCTGCATTTAGAGAGCGATCGAACAGATAATTACGAAGCTCGGTATGAAGTGCTTGAGTACCGTTCGTCTCAAAAGTAAGATGCGATAGGTCCATATTACGTGTATAGAACTCATCTAGAAGAGCTGGAAACGAGCGCTGCCACCCTAGAAGGGGTTCACCACCAGTAATAATCATATGCTTATCGCGACTAAACTTACCACCAGGAAGAAGCTCCTGAATTTGATTAGCAATTATACTAATGGACTCGCGCTTTGCAAACCTCTTAAACTCGGGGTAGATTGAGGCGTAGGTATCACAACCCGTGCTTACAAGTGGTAAATCTTCATACTTGCTATACTGATCAAGTCCTCCAGTTAGAATATTCTCAACTTCTGGATTATATTTACCTACCTCTTGATCTCGCGGAATACCAAATTTTTTGCATCGCAGATTACACCCGAAAGTACGTAGGAAAATAGACGGTACGCCGACATATTGTCCTTCACCTTGCAAGGAGTAGAACAACTCAGCTACTTTGATCTTTGACATTTTAATACCTTATTCGAAAAGATTCTCGCCGTCTACGCGATGGCCTTCGCGAAACGCCATATTAGCCACAGTCTCACGTACTTCAACGCGGAAGCACCATACACGAGCAGCTTCACCTGGACCCCACATCTCAGGGATAAAGACACCATTAACATACCTGTAGAGCATGTCAGCGATACCTTCGCAACCTAGTCGAGGTAGTACAGTAAGCTTAGCTAGATTCTTCTGCTCAAGTAGCTTAAATGTCTCAAATTCAGGATCATCTTGAGCAACAAGCAGGGTATGGTCGAACTGATCTTCTAGAATCTTCTTAAGTTCCTTTAGACCGCCGTAATCGGCTACCCAGTTACGAATATCAAGTTCATTCGTACCAAAATAGAACTTCATGGAGAAAGAATATCCATGAATTAAATTACAGTGGGAGTCAGCACGCCACTGACGATAAGCGCAAGGAAATGCGTTATGATATTCCTTAGTAGAAACGTAACGATATTGCATTGTTTGTTTGTTCCTAGGTTTGTTAAAC